TTAAGAACTTTTTATTTTTTCGAGGGCATTTTCAAAGAATGAGACTGCTCTTTTTTGGTTCTCTTTTGATAAATGGCTGTAAGTGTCCATAGTTACAGATATTTTTGCATGGCCAAGTCGTGTCTGTATTTCCTTGTATGGCAGGCCAGCATTAAGCAAGATACTAGCGTGAGTGTGTCGGAAAGCATGAAAGCCTAAATCAGTACAGTTAGCGTTTTTTAAGTGCTTATGTAGGCGGTAATCAACCTTTCGAGTATTGACATAGTTGTCAAAGCTATCAGAGAATACTTTCTCATAGGTTAAGCCAATGTTTCTACCGTTTTCTGCTTGTCTCGCTCGGTAGAGACGAAGCATGAGCACTGTTTTATGATCGATATCTAAAACTCTATAGCTTGATTTTGTCTTAGGAGTGTTTACCTGGTTTAAAATGTTGAGTGTTTTGTTAATATCGATCGTTCCGTTCTGCAGGTCAATATCAGACCATTCCAGGGCTAGACATTCACGGATACGCAATCCAGTAGCTAGGAGCGTTTTATAAAGCACGGTATCATAAAAATTGATAAAGGTATTTTCTAGGCTATCGAGATAGGAGAGGAAGTTTTTAAGTTCCTGATCTTGAAAGTATTTAATTTCTTGTTTATCTCTGGTTATCTTTCTAGGAATGATAACATCACGAGCAGGGTTATTGTTTAATGCCTGGATAGAAACTCCATACTGTAGTATACGTTTATTTAAGGCATGAAGGTGATTGTATTCTTTATATCCCGTTCCGTCCTGATTGTACTCATCTGCCCATTTATTTACCTGAGTTTGGATAATGACAGGAGTAAGTTTATCTAGTTTGTAAGTACCAAATGAGGGTAAGAGGTAGTTATTCAAGCAACCTTTTATCTTTATCTGCGTATTAGTCTTTATGGTATGCTGGTAGGTTTGCCAGAATAAGTCCACAAGTTCGCTATAGGTTGTTATATGTGAGCGTTGTTTCCGTGTAGAGCCGTTTTTCTCAAATTCTACCTTAGCCTGGGTGACCTTGTTTTTGAGTTCTTTCTTTGTTCGTGCTGATATGGTAGTCTTGACCTTCTTACCAGTTACAGAATCAATGCCAAGATAGATACTGGAGCGGTAGACTGCTGATCCGTCTTTTTTCGTGTGTTGTGTAATTTTCATGGTTTTACTCCTTTTTCCATCAGCAGGCAAGCAATTAGAAAAGGTTTTGAGTTTATACCATGAGAGGAGCCACGAGAATGCCCCTATTTTCGATTTTAAGCAGTCAGACGGTAAATTTGTACCAGAATAGGAAACAAGTCGGATATGGGGCTTGAAAAGGCCCATATATTGCAAGTAGTTCTATCTTAATGTATCGGTGATATTATACCAATTATTCGGAAATCCAAGTGTATCCAATACAATGCCGGCTTCAATGGAGTGCGCTTTTTTATTTAGAGCTTTGGTTCTTTTAATAATAGTGTTATGTAATTGAGCGTATTGTGTGGAAGCAAGTAGGCATTGCAAGGCAAGAAAAACATAATATACAGATTGTCTTGATGTATTGGCATTGTTATTGTAATAGTGGAAATAAGCTAGTTGTGGAAGATTCTCACGACATTTATAATTGAAAAGCTTATTATTATGAGCAGTGATATTTCTAATTTCTAGTATATTTTTAATAATACTTTCTAAAGCCTTTCCACTTAAAAGGTCTTTACTAGGTCTATTTTGGATGTATTCAATATTTTCTTGTAAGAATGGTGATAAATCTCTAGCTATTTGATTTTTTATATCAGTGTTTAGATTTCTATAAAAGTTAAATGCTTGCCCTAATGTAAGTTCATTGATGATAACCCAGAAAGGAACAACGCCATGTTGTTTATAGTGGTGTTTTATAGAATTGTTTTGCTTATCCCTATTATAATCATTGAGTATTCTAGCTAATATACTGATTAAGTTTGTAATTTGTGCGAGCCTTTTTGTATCTTTTTGTGTTTCAAAATTATTAATATCTAGATAAGAGTATGGCTTTGGATATGATTCTGAAAAACGATATGCCAGTACGGATTTAAAGTGTTTTTCTGCATCTATAATTGCTTTTAAAAAAGCTGATTTAATTTCTTTATCGTAAAAGTGTGTTGCAGCTATTTCTCTAAAGTCTGCACCAGCTATAAATTTATCTTTTGATGTTTGAAAAAACTTACTATATCCGTTGACGACGTTGTAATAGTTGTTAGTTAGAAGGTATCTTTTACATTCTTCTATGTTATCTATTTCTAAACCTCTAGACTGGAGAAGTTTTATTTGTTCATCTAATGTTTGAAATGGTTTCATATATGTTCCTTATATACAAAAACACCACCTAGTAGAACTAGGCGGTGTTTCGCGTACTCTGTTCCCTTGGGAGCAGAAACTCTTCTCATTGACTAATAATACTGTAATTTTTAGTTTTTGTCAATCTTTTTGGTTTGTTTTTTAAAAAATTTTGAGTATCGAAAAATCTCAACGCTGGGAACGTTGCTTTTATTGCATTGTCAGACAAGTTAGCGGTAGCAGGCTTGTCTTTTTCTATTTGTCACTTTTGCCGTTTTTTGCGCTTTAGTCTGTAAAATTGGCTTTCTATTTTTCACTTTCCCTTGTTTTTGCACAATAGACCTTAGAAATAGGGTTGCTATTGGCGGATATGATTGATAACATCTTCTAATTCTGTAAGGTTTCCTGATCCAGTGCCGAAAAACTTTTCTTTCAAAGTTACCTGAAGGACAACGTAGTGTAGTCCATTTGCTCCAGATGCAGTAGAAAAACCACCTTCTTGTTTTACAGTGTCAAAAAATCCCATACGAGGGGCTACGAGAACCCCTCTATTTTCGATTTTAAGCAGTCAGACGGCAAATTGTACCAGATAAGAAAATAAAGCTATTATGGGACTTATATAGTGTCTAGTAATTTTATATTAGTCATCATAATCTTTATGAAGAACGGGATTATCAGCTAATGAGGAAATTATTGTACTAAGTGCTTCTCTATCACTCTTATCTAGGGACAAGAAATCGATAATAGTAATTTTAGTTTTATCAGGAAATGTCATTAGGCCTGCAAGAAATCTTCCGATATTTGTATCAGCATAGTCTTGCATTTCCTTTATCATAAAGTCTTTTTTCTCTTGACTCCAATTTTTAAACTCTTCTTTAGCAAATCTTCTATGTCCATAATAGTCTGTGATTTCTCTAAGGTTTTCTATTACGGTATCCCTTACTTTTTCACCACGAGTTAGAGCTAATAAACCATATCCTGCGAAGTCTGCTGGGGAATTCATGTTGTCGCTATATTTATCTATAGTAGAAGACAGATAGTCAGTTCTTCTTTCGTCGTCCCCTAAAAGATATCCAACATTTACCCTGAAATATTCAGCAAGTAGTAGAGCAGGTTTTGATTTGATTTCATTATTTGGATTTTCCCAATTTTGATAAGTTCGTAAAGTAATATCCAAACCTAGTTCTTTTTTTATAATATCTTCGTAAAATTCTTTTTGGGAGAATCCTTTTTCTATTCTAAGTTTTTTTAGATTATTTTTAGGTGTTTGTTTTTCCATTAGTTATCCTTTTATACGTTTATCTAGAGTATAACATAGTAGAGAGAAAAAATAAAATCATAGACGAAAAAAATTTCATTTATCGCTTGACAACGAAAATAAATTCGTTTATAATTCAAGTTGTGATGAAAAAACTTTCGTCTGAATCAAGATTTTTTAGAAAGGAGTGAGTTGATAATGTTGTTAACTATAGAACATGCAAAAAAGGTTCGTCGAAAACGAGGAGAACTTCAGTTAGGAAAAGTTCAGTTAGCCAAGAGGTTGAAAATTACACCTCCCACTCTAGCAAAGATTGAAGCTGGTAACTACGATGCACCTAAACGCATTTACGAAAGTGTGATAGAGTGGCTTTTAGAAGATTACTAGAAAGGGGCATAAGACAGAATCTAGAAATATTTTGCTTGCTACCTATGGCAGTATCAAGGGTTTGTAGGGGGGTGACTCCTTTCTCCCTAGAAAGCTCTTCCCCTTGGTACTGTTTTAGGTGGTAAGCACTGATAAAAGAAGAAAGGAAACTTATGGAACTAGTATATATGGACGGTAAGAAAGAGCCGTATACGCTGAGCAGTATCGTTGCAGAGTGTACAGGATTGCAACATCACACAATAACCAAGACGATCCGCAAACATCAAGAAAGGTTTGAACGGTTCGGAAAGGTCGGATTTAAAATCCAAGCTATGGAAAGTGGACAGAATACCAAGGACTATATTTTGAATGAGCAACAAGCGACCTTGTTAGTTACATTTTTAAAGAATACCGAGCAAGTGGCCAACTTCAAAACAAACCTAGTCAAAGCATTCTTTGAAATGCGTGACGAACTTTCTAAACGCTACCTTCAAAGAGAACTGGAAAAGCCAAAGCGCAAAAGTTTAACTGAAGCTATTCAAACATGGGAGAAAGCCCCCAAGCATGCCTATAGTACCCTTACAAACTTACTACTAAAGGGAGTGACAGGGAAGAAGAAAGCGCAACTCATGAAGGAGCGAGAAAGTAAGAACGGTATCGATGGCTTGACAAGTGTAGAACTGACAAGCTATCAGCGCTTGGAAGATATGGCAATAGCTATGATCAACTTGAATAGGGGGTATTCAGAAATTAAGGAATTAATTTTTAAAGTATAGGAGTATAGAAAATGGAAAATGATTTTAAGACAGTTACAAATGCCAAAGGGTTAGAAATTCCTAAGTATCCCAAGGATTTTAAAAAGCTAGTTGAAAAAGACAGACAACTAGCCGAATATCTTTGTATGAACTACGAGAACTTGGACAGTGAAGACCTGGGCGCATTTCTTGAAACAGTAGAACAGGGAATCAGTTGGATTCTAGATCTTATCGAAAGTAAAGACTTGCTTTATCAACCCAAGTCAGGGAAAAAATCATGAAAAAGACAACAAAAAAAGTCACTTGCTCAAATTTTGGCCGAGGAGAGCAAGCGACAAGATTAAGGATATAGAAATTTTTTCTATGCTCCGATTATAGCAGAAAACAGCTATTTTATCAAATACAAACGAAAAACCGAAGAGCAGGCAAGCAATTAGAAAAGGTTTTGAAAATCAAGTCCTGACAGGGTGATTCTAAGCCCTTGTTTAGCTGAAAGATGGGTAATTACTCACGAAACACCGCTACAAGCGTTCGCCAACTTGGGGCAATCGCCCAGCGTTTGGAGTGGTGAAGCATACCATATAGAAAACAGGCAGGAAAAAGGACAAGGAAAGGCTAATGGAGAAAAATATGACTCTAAATCTAGATAACATGACACAATCAGAATTTGATAAGCTAATGACTAAAATCAAGGATAGAAATCCGAACCTCTTTCAGTTCATCATTGACTTTTTAGATGATAAAGTAACTTCAGAAGAGGTGTACGACTTTCTGAAGTTGAAGCGAAGCTATCAAGTGAATTATATCAAGAATTACAAAGCGAGGGCATGACATGAATGAATTAGAATTAAGCAATACGCAGTCTATTGTCTTTACTTTGCTACTGCTTGGCCTACTACTTTATCTAAACCGCCGAGACCGCAAAAAAAGTGCCCAAATCGAGCGAGAAAGTACACAGACGATAGAAACAACTAGCGAGGATTTAAGCCCTGATTATGGGCGATATATTCAGCTTGCAGCGGTTAAGCCATGGGGGTACTAAGATGTTTGAAAAAATGATTGAAGATTTAAAGTCTAAGATTTTGGAAGCGGTGGAACGGTATTTAAAAAGCCATGAGAAAGTACCTCAAAAAAGATTAGATTTGATCAGTAAGGTGGAACTAAAGGAAGAACTGGGCATAGGAGATAAAACCTTGATAAAATGGGAAGGTGCAGGACTACCGCAGTATATACCGCCTATTGAAGATACTAGAAAAGCGTATTATAAAATCTCAGACGTTTTAAAGTTCCTGGGGGTAGATGATGGCAAAGACTAAAATATATTTTTGGTTAAAAGTTGATAAGAAGTTTTTTGATAATCTTTTTATTAAGCGACTTAAAAATATGCCTGGTGGCTACACTATGACAGTGATTTATATCCGTCTTATGTTGGAAAGTTTAGAAGATGATTGTATTTTGTACTATGAAGGATATTTTGATAGTTTGGTACAGGAATTAGCTTTAAAACTAGATGTTTCTGAAGATGATATCAATATGACGGTTGCATATTTTACAAAATGCGGACTAATTCAGATCGATGATGATGGCCATGCTACATTATCGCAAGCAAAAGCCATGGTTGAGAGTGAAACAAACTGGGCGAAATATAAGCGAGACCAAAGAAAAAATAGTCAAGATATACCAAAATTGGAGAATGTCCAAAATAAAAAGACTATTTCCAACTCATGTCCAACAGAGAAAGAGAAAGATAAAGAGTTATATAAAGAATATATATTGTCAGGTAAACCTGACTTTACTTTCCCAAATTGGTTAACTCCGAGAATGATCGAGGAAATAACTAAAGGACATCCTGAGAAGTATTTAATAAGAATCCCTCTAGCTTATCTGAATCATACAGTAGGGAAAAATTATAAATATTTGGACAAAAATTTGAAGCCGATAATAGCACGATTCAAAGAAGGCTATACACTTGAAGATTTTAAACAGGTGATAGATATTAAAACGGCAGAATGGAAGGATAGTCCTGAATTTTCTAAATATCTGAGACCAGAAACACTTTTCGGATCTAAGTTTGACGGTTATTTGAATCAAAAGCCTAAAACCATAAAAGGGAAGTCTGAAGATAACTTCCCAGACCTACCATTTTAGGAGTTGCAAAGATGAAGGAACAATTTAAAGAATTTAATAACAGAAAAATATCGGATAAAGTTTGCGATATTCACCAGGTAAATTATTGGGAAATTTCTGTACCGGTATTAGGGAGCTCAGAAAGAAAAGTACAAGCATTTTGCCCGGAGTGTGTGAAGGGAGAGATTAAACAAAAAGAGAAAGACCTATTACAGCAGTTCGAGGACAGACAAGCCTACTTTAAAACTTATGATGTGTTAATGCGTGATAGTACGATCCCTAACGAGTTGAAGGGGGCAACGTTTGATAATTTCTTTGTTAAGACGACAGAGGAGCGTCAGATGTTAGAGTTTGTAAAGGGGCAAGCCCAGAAGTACCTTGGAGGTATGACGGGAAATACTTTAATTAGTGGTAGCACAGGAATAGGGAAAAGTCATTTATCTCTTGCTCTGGCCAAAGAAATCAATGAGAGCTTTAGAGAGAAGAACGAGCCTAAGAGTGTCTTATTTGTCAGCTTAACCGAGATTATCAAGCAGATAAAAGAAGGCTGGGCTTATGGAAGAAATGCAAACTTAACAGAGTATGAGGCAGTTAAAAAGCTAGTTGATGTTGATTTTCTGATCATCGATGACCTTGGGGCAAAAAATGGAACAATCACTCCTAAGAGTGACTGGGAACAGGATTTCTTGTTTGATATTATCAATAATCGAGAAACTACGATTTTCAACACGAACCTAGATAGCAGTGAACTGCGGACTGTTTATAATGCTAGAAACTCAAGTAGGATTTTGAAAGGTTTAGAAGGGAACACTTTCAAGGCTTTCACGATCAAAGATAAGAGATATACTATAAACACAGTGAGGGGAGAATATCAATGAATGAAGAAAAATCTAGACACTGCTAGACGTGATTATTTTGATTTTGAACTTCAGGAAAAGTATTTAAAAATCGACACGTTAATTAGCAAAAGAAAAAATCACTTATTACAAACATATACTTCAAAGGGAATGAATGCGAGCAGATTTGAAGATATTAAGAGTAAAAGCGGTACTTATATAAACCACTCTGAAAATATAGCGGTAGAGTTTGCGAGCGATCCTATTGTATTGAAGTTAGAAGAATTTCAAAAGTGTATTGACGAGTTATTAGACAACCTGGTACCAGATGATCGAAAGATTTTCGAACTGCGGTGGGGACACTCAAAAAAAGAGTGGCTTGACATTTTCGAGATTATGAGAAGTGGGGAAACAGGATATTTATATCCTAAACTGGAACACATTTTAAAACGAAGGAATTTAATATTAGATAACCTTGCACGATTATTAGGGTATTAGAAAATGTGACAAAAAACTTTTAATAGTGAACTATCTATAACGAGAGAGTTTCTAGAAAATTTGAGAACAGTTAGTTAAACCCTTGATATACCTTGTTTTCTAAAGTGATGCAAAATTAGATAGAATGTAAGATATAGATAGTTAAAAGAGAGTAAAAAGTGAATTTAAGAAAGGGAAAGTAAAAATGCGAATTAGATTTCCACCAATGTTATCAAATACTAACTGATAAAAAGAGAAATTATTAAAGGAATTGTCTCAAAGTTTCCATCTGGAAAGGAGACCAAAGGAGAAAAAATGAAACCAGCAGACACTAAAAAGTTTATAAAAGATTTAAAAAAAGAAATCTATAAACTTGATATTCAGATTGACTTAGCTAAAAGTGGTATGGATATTGCTAAAAGTCTAGGGGATAAAGCTGATTATAAAAGCAATAAACTAGAGTATGATAAATTGATTGTACAAAAGAATATAAAGAATGACTTACTACAGTCTACTTTAAATAAACTACCAATGGATAAAATGGCTAGGACTACAAATAAAACATTTTAATAAGAATGGGGAAACAACATGAAGTCAATAAAAGAAATTTTGGGATATACTCACAGATTAAAAGATAATAAAAACAATAACATTGAAACTTGTAAACAAAATATAAATAATACTAAGGAACAAATTAAAGAACTTGAAAATTTGATTGATGTTGCTGAAATTGAGGTGGACATTGAAAAGTTTAATAATGGGAAAGTGGAATTACAAAATCAAAAAAATGCTTTGGTTTTATATTCAAATCAATATGACCGTTTAATGAATGAAGCTAGTCTCAATAAAGAAGAAGCACAAGAAATTCTAGATGAATTTAATAATCTTATTGAAAAAGAGGATAAAAAATTAAATCAAGATGCGCTGCAATATATTAAAGCTTTGAAAGAACTTGCTGAAAAATCAAATAAACTTTTTATAGATCAAGATGAAGTTCGAAGTATTCTGCAAGATATGAGTAAAACAGTATTAAAAAATTCATATAGCAATCCAGACAATATTAGTTATGTTTATAATAAAATTAAAGATACAAAACTAGCTGAACAAGCAGGTCAGAAGAAAGATGTAGATTTCCTAACAAAGCTTTTAACTAGAAAATAAAAAAGAGAGAAAAAATAATTCTGTACTGACTCCCCCCTATTTTATTTTTTAAAAGCGATAAAGTAATAACGGTGTTCCAAAAGGTGAATACCTCTCCCCTAAAAATAACGAAAATTGATACAAAAAACTAGGCTAAAACTCTTAAAAAGTCTAGTTTTTTATAATTCAAGTATAAAACATCATAGTAAAATATAGCAATGAGGAATATATCAGAGGTTAAGGAGAGTCAGAGTCCTACGGAGTATGCAACTATTAGAATTGAAGAAGTACAAATGCTAAGATATTTAGAAGGTCTCAAACTAGTTGTAGATACCTTGATGGAAAACTTAATTGATAGTGATCTAGTAGTTTTTAAAAGATAAAAAGAGCGTTACCTATGATTAATAAGTATTATGGATTATTCTTGAAAAGTACATAATGTATATTGTGAAATTGTTACCACAACATATAGTACTTGACAAACATGTTATAATGAGTATGAATACAGATTCTAGAAGGGATGATGACTTATAGGTTTGAAATATGGGGGAAATTATCCTGATATGTGCCCGCCTGAAGAAGCAAGAACAATTGAAGGAAGTTTCTATAGATTGTGCAATTCTACTGTACCCAATGAGGCAGATTTTCAGACTCATTTTGAATTAAATAAAATACCCAGGGGAAAAGAGTGTGAAGCTAGAGCTCTGTCATTTTTTGATAATTTAGGGTCTGCTAACGATCTTAAACGCAAATTTAAGAGCTTTAAAAATAAAGTTCCAGTATTAATTGAGATAAACTCGTCCCATGGAGTTGGTATTCTTGAGAATCATCATTTGAATCTGTGGGAATATAGTGATGTGTCCTTTATAGATACGCAATCAAATTCGGATGGAGGTGAGTGATATGGAAAGTATTAAATTTGATTCAAATAATATAAATCCGATTTTTATTTTTGAATATTATGACACTCCCTTAGCATTTATATCTGATAAAATAAATGGCGAATACTATTTCTTTTATTTTATTGATGATAATCAATACTTTATAATGCCACTCACTGTTAAAGATATTAATTTGATATTCTCAAGTCAATATATTAGAGAGGTTTTTGAATCATTTTTAGAAAATGATAACTTTAAAATTATTGATTTTATATCACAAAACGATGCTACGCTATATAGCGTAAATGAGTTTGAAGAGATTTCTGGTGAGGACATAGATGGTTGGTTGCCAGAGAATAATCAAGAGTTTGAATATGATTTTGTCAATAAAGTATCATTTGCTGATTTGAGAGATAGTTATAAAGATTTTTTCCCTGGACTATTCAATCATAAGCAGATGACAATTAAGATGAGAGATGAGCAAAATTCTCATTCAGCAGTACCGAGCGTGGTATTGAAAGCTATAAAAATGATTGATATATATATATCTGAAAAAAAATTATCTTTAAATACTGCTAATAAATTTCTAAGTGGGAATTTGTCACTATTGCCATTCTCTCCTGGATCATTTAATATTAACTTTGAACTATCATTACCTGATGAAGTAAGTCTGTTTGAAGATAACATACTAGATTTTGATGATTTTATTATCTTCATTGATTCTTTAAATACTGAATCTGCAGAGAAAATATATGACGATCTCATATATGAGAGTCCTAAGATTGTCAAGGCCACTAGTGAATTTTATAAAGATATGAAGAACTTCAACTACGAGATTGAAATATTAGATAAAGAGCAAAAATTATCTACGTTTAAAGTCAATCCTAAAGTAGATGAAACAATGGAACGATTGCATGTTATATCTAAAGCAAGAGAATGTGGTCGAGAAGAACGAGAAATTCTACAATTTAGTGGAGAAGTTAGAAGTGCAAGTAAGATTAGAAATACAATTTCTATAGGCCTAGCTGGTGGAAACGTTTCTGCAAAATTTACAAAAGAATTGTTCAAAGAAATTAAAGACTCAGTTAAGTCAGTTGCTGTTTCTAAAGAAATTAGAGGACAATGGGAAAAAATATCTATTTTTGATGATAAAAATATGGAAGTAGACACGAGATATATAATTATTTCTTTTGAACAGTAGATTGAAAAAGGTGTCTTTTGTAAGATATTATCTCTTAATTTGTTAGACTTTTCATTATACGCCCCTTTGAGGGCGTTTTTCTACACCAAAATAGGCTCCATAATATCCATAGGGGATTTACCCACTACAAATAGTATAGAGTCAAAAATCAAAGTTATAAAGGGAAAGTAAAAAATATGATTTAATTATGGTATAATAGCATCAGATATTAAAAAAGCACGTTTGACTGTGCTAGTTTCTTGCCTGCTGAACTCGTCAATATTACGCCCTTTTTAGGGCTCTTTTTTGTGGACTTTTTTAGGAACTTTCAAGAAAAACTAAGGCGATTTAATGCCTAAATGTTTTTAAAGAAAGTCAGTATTTTCAAGGGCTTAGCCCTAAAAATTTGACTTATAGAGTGTTAAATGATAGTATAGTCAAAGATAGTCAAGGTTCAAAGAAAGAGGTAGCGTTCT